GATGAGGGTCCGGGAGACCTTGATCCGTTTCGCCAGCGGGTAACTCTTCATTTCCCGCTTGCCGAAGGCCATACTGGTATCCTCGGAGCCGGTGCCCAGTTCCGAGGTCCATTCCGGATCGTCCACGTCCGTATCCAGGGACGGCCGGCCGATGGATTGGCCGTTGCGGAGGGTCTGCTTGGTGCAGAGTTGCCGCATCCACAGCAGGTTGTCCAGGTCCATGAGCAGCTCAGCGGCGAACAGCTCCGGTACCAGGAACCCGCCCTTGGTATCGGAGTCCTGCTGGAGGGTGGTCCGGATTTCCACCGGCGTCCGCTCGCCTTCCATCAGGTAAGAGCGGAAGTTGGCCTCATAGTCCCGGGTCGCGCGGGGGCCTTCCAGAATGAGGTCTTGGCCGTTGCGCATCCGGAATGTGCGCTTCTCGGATTGCTTGTCCTGCGCCTTGTCTGCCCGCTGCAAATCCGTCTGCCGGCCGCGGGTGGTATCCAGGTCTTCGACCTCTTTCGTCAGCCACTCCTTGCGCCGCAGGATATCTTCCTGCTTGTCGATGTCATCGCGGAACTTGTTGACATCCGCCATGATCTCATCGACCTGCCGCTGCTCGTCTTCCGAGAGTTCCCGCTTCTCCTTCTCGGCGTTGTCCATGATGCCGCGCGCTTGGTTGACCAGCGCGGCTTTCTTCTCCAAGAGTTCCTTCAAGGTCATGATACGTCCCTTTCGTTGGGGGTGGTTTGCCTGCTGTCCCCGTGCGCCGTCGAACAGGCAATGGCCTTCGGGTGCCCGGTACCGTGGGAAAGCTCAGTTGTCGTCTCCCCGCACACCGCGGGGCTGGATTCAGTCATGGCATTGTCCCGGGCGCAAAGGAAAAGGGCGGTGCTCCCGAGGTTCCGGCTCCGGAACAGCCGCCCTTGACATCCTCGCACCGCAGCGTCCCGCAGTGCTTGGCCCAATTGTCCTTTACCGTTCTCTGATTTATGGTCCTTTATGACACATAACTCAGTTCCTGCTTCGCGGAGACCAGTTTCGCCGGGGCCTTACGGTCCCGGCCAGCGCTCGTCTCTCCACAGGCTGTCACCGCCGAACTGGCGGCCAAGTTCTTTAGGTTTATCGCGTCGCCCCGTGTTTTCGCAAGGGGCCGCGTTACAGGGCTGTAAAAAACTGGCACGCTTTGGCACTAAATGCAATGCTCACGGTTCCAGCGATGCTATCCGGATTTGTTTTTTCAGTTGGTCGCGCCGCGGCGTGGGGACTGACTCCGGCGGTTTCTCGGGACCGGGTGGTTCCCGGGACTTCTCGGCGGCCCGGTCACTTTCCAGAGAACGGGCGGCGACGGTCGTGTCGGGATACGCCGGGAACGTGACGGGGCCTACATCAAACACCCGAGCTTTGATGAGTGTCCGCTTCGGGTGGTCCGGGTTCGTCCGGTCCCACGCGTCCTTGAGGGTCTGGAAGGAAAAGGAGCATCCGGTCACGTCGCCGCGCTGGATGCTCGTCACCGTGTCGCGTCCTACGGTGGTGTCCGGGACCATGTTCTCGTAGTACAAACCCCGGGCGTCCTCCCGTAGCACGAGGGTGTTAGCCTTGTTGCGACCCAAAATCAGGTTCGGATCATGGTTGAACAGGCACCGAATGTCATCGTCGGCGATACTGTCGGAGAAGCAGCCGGGCGCCACTTCCTCGTCGAACCATCCGATGTTCGCCGGGGAGTTGAAAATCGAGCCGTAGCCGACGATCTTTCTGCTCTGCCCATCCGCTCGCACTTCGACGGGCACCTGGATGTCGCGGCGCTCCAGCCCTTCCGGATCGTCAGATTTCTTGCCGCCTGTGGCGTCCGCCAGAATCTTTCGCGCCTTCGCCATGAGCTTGTCCTTGATGTCCTGAGAGAGATTGCTCTGAGGAATCCGCGACAGCGCGTTCCGCAGATGCGGCAGGTCCACCTCGCCACCCTTGTCCTTATAGGGGAAATAGCGCAGCGAGCGGGGAACCGTCTTGCCGTCGTCGTCCTTCTTGCCGCCCGGTGCGATGTAAAGAAAACTGGAATCGCTCAAGTCGTTGATGTACGCGGTTGTCCAGAGGGCCCGGCCATCCGAGGCCAAAAGGCTGTCCATCACCTCGCCGCCTTGGTCGTTCGACTTCTTCTCGTTCTTGTTCCACTGCATCTGGCAGGCTTCTTTGCGGTCCTGCTCGTCTTCATAGTCCTGCATCATCGTCGTGTCCTTCATGCAGCGGTCCATGAACTTGTCGTGGCCCTCATCCATCATCGGCATGGGCATGGCGCGCTCGGCGGCCGGCTCGAAAACGATCCCATCATGATCCTTGCAGTGAGCCTGGGCGTCCGCCTCGGTCCAGGTGTCCTTACCGTAGTGGTAGGAGTGTTCCGCCATGGTGCCGTCGTCCTTGAGCTTGCCCAGGAGGACGCTGTAGCGCTTGCCTTCATGGTCCCGGTTGACGGTCCGCAGGCTGTCGTCTTCGAAATCTTCGATTTTGCGCACGATGCAGGCATGGAATTTAGAGAGTGGCATGGTAGTAGCCTTTCACAATCTCGCGCGTCAGCCGCGCCGGTTCGGTTTCCGTCCAGGTTTTCAAGAGGGTTTCCGGGTTCTCGGTCTGCAAGGCCGCTTGGTGCTGTTCCAGGTAGCGGGTAACGATGCCGCCGACTTTCTCCCGGACGTTGGCGCCCAGACAGGCACGGAGGACTGGCCAGAGGATTGCATGGATGTGCGTTTCCAGCTTCTCGTAGGCTTGTGCCGCCCGCTCCGCGAAATCTGCTTTCCCGAGGTGAGTCTTGAGGCTCTTGGTCTCTTTCGTGACGATCCGCTCCCAGGTCTGCTCGATGAGGTCCACGGAGTTCACCCAGCGGTTGTCCAGGGCCTTGCGGACGGCCCCTTCGGAGGGTTCCCGCGGCGTGCCGGCCGGGACCATATTCAAGGGCTCCAGGTACACGTCGAGTTCCGCCGGGCCCGGGTTCATGTTCTCTTTCGCCCGAACTTCGTTGCGGTTCATCCAGCCGTCCTGGATGGCGTTGTGGTAGGCTTGGTGGCGCTGGGTGGTATCCCCGCGCAGGAGTCCGTCCAGGTTGAATTCGGCGAAGCGTTTGCCGCGGCCGTCCAGGAGTTTCAAGGTCAACTGGATCTCCCAGGGACGGAGCCAATCCATCAGGCACCATGTCACAAAGTCGATGGCCTGGTGTTCGATGTTCGTGTAGTGGGCCTCCGAGAGGTCACTGAGCATGTGCAGGGGAATCCCCGTCCAGCGGGAGATGTCCGCCACGGAGAGCTTGCGGGACTCGATCAACTGGGCATCTTTCGCGGAAATCCCGATCTGCTGCCACTCCATGCCCCCGTGCAGGACGGCGATGGAGTGTTTCTTGTCCAGGGCCTGGTGTTCCCGTTCCCAGGCTTCCTTGAGGGCCTTGACGGACTTTTGTTCCAGTGGGGCCGCAATCTTGATGGCGCCGGAGGGAGTGGCTTCGTTGCCGAAAAAGGCGGCGCTGTAGCGCTCCGCCGCCAGCCCCAGGCCCAGGCTTTCCGCCGCATAGGAGACGAGGGAGTACCCTTTGAGCCCGTCGAACCCCAACCCGGCGATATGAATCACGTCGTCGGCGTCCAACTGGACGGTTGCGTCTCCTTTGCGGGTCTCGTAGACCAATTGTTGGTCGGACCCGGTCCCGATGACCTTCGGCACCGTGCGGTCCGGCAGGAGGGGCCAGAGGTTCTTGGCCCGCCCGGAGCCGTCCCGCTCAATCTCGGCGTAGCCGTTGCCCCAGCAGACGGCATGAGCTTGCAGGAGCTTGCGGAAACGCTGCGCATCCATGTAGGGATTCGCACGGTATTGCAGGAGGTAGTGTTCATGCCCGAAGTCTTCGATCTTGCCCCGGTCCTCACGCCGGTAGACCTTCAAGGGCAAAAAGCCCACGGCGCCGGCGAGGATATTCACCGCCCGGAAGAACGCCCCGTAGGTCAGGGCGGTATCTTCGGTCACGTCCATTCCCGACAAGGTTTTCCCATTGGCCCCCAGAAAGAGCTTCTGGATCCAGTATTGCAGACTCTGGGGATGGCCCAGGGTGGTCTTCGTGTACCGTTTCGAGAATCGTCCGAACAGGTTGGAAAGCCATTGTGCCATCAGATATAAAGCTTCCCTTCTGCGTCCACAAGATCGTCCAAGGTGGGTCCCGCGGCCGGCGGCGCCGTCATTGCGACTCCCAGCGCCATGGCCGCGGCGGTCATGCCATCGATCTTCTCGCCGCTCTTGTCCTTCGAGAATTTAATGAGGCCGCCGCGGGTTTCCGCCGCCACGTTGGACGCCATCCAGCGCAGGACCGGGTGCCCCCCGTGGCGCAAGCGCTGCGCCGGCAAGAGTTCCAGGATCTCCCGGCAGGGCGCCGCCATGCTCAAAATCCCCTGTCGGAAGGCGACGACCCGTTCCCCGTAGACCCTCTGCAGGGTCTGGGTAATGGTCGTCCCCTGGAAGCCTTGGTCGATGGCGAACTGCTGCAGCGCGTAGGGTGTCAGTATCCGCATGGTATCCGCCGCCACTTGGTCATAGTCCACCACGTCCCCAGGCGTCTCGATGATAAAGCCTTGGCGTTTCCAGGCTTTGATCTGGTCATCCATCCGGGGATTCCGCGCGACAGGTTTCTCCGGGAGCCAGAAGTGGGGGACCAGCGAATAACTGTGCCGCACGAAAGTGTACTGCTGCTTCTCCCCGCGCGAGTCTTCCACCTCCACCGTGATCGGCTCACCCTCATCCTCCTGAAAGAGCAGGATCAAGGCCGTGAAGTCGCGCGTGGCGCCGATGTCCAGGCCCACCCAGACCTCTTGGCCCAACGCCATGATCGGCGCGCCGTTGCACAGATCCCATGCGTCCATCGGGATGCAGCGGACGGCCTGTTCCGTCACGATGTTAAGGTGGTACCGCTTGAAGGTGTTCTCGTCGATGGGATTCTCTTGTGCTATCCGGCAGGCATCCCGCAAATATTCCCGTGAGAGTGAGATATCCAGATTGGGGTTCGCCTTGGAGTTGTGCGTCAAGACACCAGAGGCGAGAACGAATAACCCATCACTGTTTTCGACCCCGATATGCCAAAAGTCAGTCGCCGTGCTCCGTTCTAATGCGACTATTTCTGAGTCGCATTTTGCATTCTTGTGCCCCGATCGGCTCCACCGCCATTCACCTTTGTATATAGGCCTATGATCTTGGCCTGCAAATCGCGGCCAGAGCCGCAATCCGGCTCCAACCCTACCTGCGAGGGTGCGTAGACTATCGGCCAGCCGGGAATTGCGGCAGAATCCGAGCCTGTACCGGCTGTTGGGCATGTCCCAACTGCCATCTCCTTCCAAATATCCAGAAGCTATAGCGGAAAGGACTTGATTGCTGCATCTCCAAACAGAAGGTCTTAAATACTTGTTCTTCGCTATATGTCCGCCGATGTACTGCTCCAAAAAAGCACAAAGCACTCGACTCTCTATGTTGACGGTACTGCGATTACCGTACACGTGCACATGCGCTGAGCCCCCGAATGATTCTGCGAGCCGCAAGAGCCTCAAGTACCTGTCATTGCCCTCCCGTGCGTGACCGGCAATCTGGATTGTACGCCCAGACATGCTGCCTTCCGCCAGATACATCCCAATGAACCATCCAGTGTCTTCTGTGACGCCAGATGGAGAGTAGTCCGCATCTGGTAAGAGTGTCGTCTGGATCACGTCGCCTACGTGGAGCGCATCCCCTCGCACCTTCCCACGACCTTCAACGGGCCATTCGTGATGCCCCGTACAACTAATCCTCTGCCCACTCCGTAGGACGATCCGCATTCTGTCAGTTATGTCTGTCGCACGAGAACAACCGAGTATGCGCACCCAGGCGCGACCGTCCCAGACGCGCATGCCGTGCTGATAATCCTTGACAACAATGGCAAGGGAAGCGACTGATTCCCCTCGACCGTTCTTGACGTACAACAACGTGTCGCTTGACAGACACCAGACCTTCTCCGATTTCCAGTCATCCTGCGGTTTGGCCTCATAAATCACCGGCAGAAAGCGTGGATCATAGCCCACCTGCCTCTTGTCCCCCTTGTTGTCCCGCACATGGCAGGCATAGGCATACTTGTTGTTGCAGACGCTCGGGCGGTCATAGTCCGCCGTCGTGATGTAGAGGATGAGGGGCTGCTTGCGGTTCTTGGACGCCATGGACCGCTCCAAGGCATCCACGAGCAGATGGTTCGGCTGCTCGTGCAATTCATCCACGGCGATGAAGTGGGAGTTCTTACCCTGCTTGGCCTTGGCATCCCCACTCAAGACCTTCATCGTGCTGCGGGAATCGCCCTTCTCGATGCTCTTGTAGGTCGTGTAGATCGTGACGCGGCCGTCCATCTCTGGCTCGGCCTCGATCATCCCCTTCATCTGGGCAAAGAGCAGTTTGGCCTGCTCTGTATCCGCTGCCGCACAGTAGTCCTGCTGGCCCTGTTCCTCATCCAGGAACAAAATGGCATTGGCAATGGCAGCACACATCGGCGTATTGTGAGTGGGAACCATCCCGTCTCCCGCCAGGAACAGGTGGCTGGGGGAGTCCACGCGGATACAGCGCACCGGGACGGAGTCTACAGGTTCGACGGAGACGATCTGGCGAATACGGGAGCGTGCTGTCTCCTTGGGATAGCGGACGCGATCTCGTTTCCGGAGCAGTCGGAAGGGGGCAATCTCGTGGGCTGCCCAGAACTGAATACGGAATTTGGGACCGTAGTCCTTCCCGTTCAGCATAGCGCGGCCTTCATGGATAGTTGGCTTCATCCCCAGAGACCGGATAAGCTCCAGCACGCTCTGCGCCAGGACCAATCGCGTGGACGTGAATTCGCATTGTCCTGCATTGGAAGCATATCCGTCCGTATCCATAAGGCCATTTAGGAGGGCGATTCTCTGTGTGATGGAGGCCCGCAGATAGACGGCGGGAATGTGTTTGTTCCCGATCAAAGAGGCTTGTTTGAGCTTATTAAGAAAAGAATCGCTACGG